GAAGGAAGCACAGGTTCAGTTATAAGAAATGTAGAGCAAAAATTACAAGAATCTGTTTCTGTATTAGATTTTGGAGCTGACCCTACAGGAGTTGATGATTCTACAACTGCCTTTACTAATGCTCTAGCTGCTGCTGGCTCTGTTTATATTCCTAATGGAACTTATATTATTAGCGAATTAAAATTAGAAAACGGCAATGAATTGTATGGTCAAAGCAAATTAGGAGTAATTCTTAAAGGAAAAGCAGACACCATAAACATTATTAAAACTAACGATGCCCCTACAGACTACGCTAATCTTCCTGCTTATGTAACAGATATTGTTTTAGAAAATTTTAGCCTTGATATGTCAGACATGACCGATTCTTCTGATAGGTCAGGAATTTATATCGCAGTATCTTATTTTGGAATTATTAGAAATGTAAGCATCATTAACCCAGGCGGTACTTTTCCAGTAAATGCTTATACATTAAACATTGATGGATTTACTTACAACTGGTCTTTTTATGATTGTATTCTTCCTTTTGTAAGAGCTTGCGGTAGACCTATTATTGGTGCAATAAATGCTTTTAGCACAACTATTAATTTCTACAATTTAAATAGTTATGGTGTTACTTTAGCTTATATTAACAGCTCTAATTTTTACAGTCCTATTCTTCAAAAACAATATGACAAATTTAGCTTTGGAGAATTGGTAAGCAATATTCAAATTATTGGCGGTGATATTGAAGGTGCTAATGAAAAATATTATTTAAACGGAAATGGAAATGTTGTAGCTAATATTATTTCGTTTGGTAATACTTTTGGTGGAATGTATGGTGGTTACAAAGATTCCGCTTCTACATGGGCATCTTGTAATTTTTCAGACCAAAATACATCTTATGGCCCAAGATACTTTAGCGCATTAACTCGTTCAGGTACTACAGCAACAGCCGTTACAACAGAAAATCATATGCTTTACACAGGTGAACCTGTTGAAGTTGTTGGTGCTTCAGATGCAAATTTTAATGGTTTCAAAACGGTGACTGTAGTTAATGCAACTACTTTTACTTATACAGTTGCTAATACTGGAGCAACTAACGGATATGTTGCTGGTTCTTATGCTGCTCCAAACTGGATTGCTAATGGTGCTTACTGGTGGCCCTTAGGAGAAACTGTCCAACAATATCAAGCGGATAATCGTTGGAGATTTACTAATAATTTACAAGCTGATGGAATTACTTTTTTAGGAACTTCAACATCTATAGGTGATTGTCGTACTACTGTTTATGCAAATGGTGGTGCTAAAATATGTATAGAAACTCAAACACCTTCCGATACTTATTATCCAAGTTATTTTTTAAATGCTGCTGGAACTGCTGTAGGAAATATTCTTGCTTCTTCTACTACTGTTTCTTATAACTCAGCATCAGACTATAGACTTAAAAATATTACTGGTTCAGTTACAGAATCAGGAACATTTATTGATTCTTTAAAACCTTATGTTGGAACATGGAAAACTGATGGTTCTAAATTTGTTGGTTTCTTAGCACATGAAGTTCAAGAAGTTTCTCCAACAACAGCCAATGGTGCTAAAGATGCTGTAGATGAAAATGGAAACCCTGTTTATCAATCTATGGAATATGGTTCTGCTGAATTTATTGCTAATATTGTTGCAGAACTTCAATCTTTGCGTAAGCGTGTAGCTGAATTAGAAATTAAATAATGATTATGAGCGACCCTATAGACCCTATTCGCTATGGAGAATACAAATGTTTTTAATTACTTGGGTATTTGACAAACTAGGTTATATGCCTAAAGTGTCTATTGACACTACATGGTCTTTTCCTGTTAAAAAGCCTGTAGCCAAAAAAGCTACTAAAGTTGCCGCCAAGAAAACTAAAACTACTAAAAAGTGAGTACGCTTGTGGAAATTGACCCTGTAAAATTTGGCGTAACTTGGCAAAAAGTAGAAGCTATGGAGTATGAGGTAGCTGAACTGCGTAAAGACGTTAAGCAACTTCTTGAGTTAGCCAATAAAGGGCGTGGTGGTCTGTGGGCTGGCATGATGGTTATATCTGCTATTTCCGCTTTTATTGGGTTTATAAGCCAATACCTTACAAGCAAATGAAACGAATAACCCACAGTAGGACTATGTGGTTTTCCTTTTTACTTGTAGTGTTTGGCGCATTGTTAGACAATTTTTCTTATTTACAATCGGTCATTGACCAAAGGTACTATGGCATTATTTTGGTTATTATTGGTGTCATTGTTGCTATATTGCGCTTTCTTACTACTGGGCCTATGAAATGATCTATTTAATCTATTTAATACTTGTCCCTATTAGTTTGTTTATAACGCTTCTAGCGGTCATTTTAGCCCCTGTGTTGCCTTTATTTGCAGTACAGAAACTGTGGTGGTGCGACAATCACTCCTATCAAGCTGTAGGCCCTGTCCTTCCGTTTAACTGGTTTCAAACCCCTGACAATACCTTAAATGGTGACGCTACCTTTCAAGATTTAAACGGGATAAGTTACTGGTCTAAGGTCAAATGGCTTTGGCGTAACCCTGCGTATAGCTTTGCATTACGCTACCTTACAAATCCCTATTACACCGTTGTAAAGGGCGATAAAACAATTAAAGACAACGACAATGCGAAAGAAGGTTTTTGCCTTGTTCAGGCTAATGGGCTGTTTCAGTTTGTACTTGTGCGTCGGATTGGTTCTACCAGTCGTTGCCTATATGTTAATGTGGGCTGGAATATTAGGGGTGTTGTCGATGATAATGTTCAGCCTAAACCTGATACTTGGCAAGCTACCTTTGTTTTTTCTCCACGGATAAGTGGATTTAGATAATGTTTCCGCTACCTATTAGCACTTGGGTTATGGTCGGGCTAACAGTATTTGCATTAGCTGGCTTTGGCTATGGGAAGTACGAACATAACAAATATGTTACATATAAAGCCGAAGTAGAAAATATTGCTAAAGCACAAGAAGCCCATGTTGAATCAATCCAAAAACAACATCAACTCGTAACTAAGGGGATTTCTGATGAATATGACGCTAAATTGGCTCTTATTAGGCAGTATTATGCTAACGGGGTGCGCTCACCCAGTACCAGCAGCGTGTCCAACCTTTCCGACACCACCAAACTCTTTGATGCAAGCACCGCCTACAATCAACTTGCTTCAAATTGTGCCCAAACAACCTTAATGCTTACGGAACTCCAGCGTTGGATTAACGATCAGATGGGCATTAAGTGACACTAGAACAGTTAGACAAGTTAGGACTAGACCATAAATGGTTAGAACCCTTAAACGAAACCTTTGCTAAGTACGACATTAATACTCCAAAGCGTCAAGCCTGCTTTATTGGTCAATGTATGCACGAATCAGGTGGTTTTAAGATTTTGCAAGAGAACTTGAATTATTCGGCTGCTGCCCTGATGCGAACTTGGCCTTCTCGTTTTCCTGATATGGACACCGCAGAGAAATACGAACATAATCCTCAAAAGATAGCTTCTAAGGTCTATGCAGGTAGGATGGGCAATACTACACCTGAAGAAGCTGGCAAGTATATTGGTAGAGGTTTGATTCAGCTAACTGGGAAAGAAAATTATGCAAACTGCGGACTTGGTTTGGGTGTGGATTTGCTTGGGAATCCTGATTGGCTGGGTACTCCTAAATATGCGGCTCTAAGTGCAGGCTGGTACTGGCACAAGAAAAACCTTAATGCGCTAGTCGATGATATTGAAACCATGACTAAACGCATTAACGGGGGAACTATCGGTTTAGATGACCGCAGGGCCAAGATAAATATGTGTCTTAACGCCTTATCCTAAAGTTTTGTAAAAGCTGTAAGCAAATACAGCTACAAACAACATACCCCCACAGAACGCACCAAAACCGCTAAAATCAGACGATTGAGGTCTTTCTATGGCAGTTGCATAGTCAGCATCTTTAAAGGCTTCTGAAGCCGTTTTATAGGCTTTGCCAACCATTCCAAAGTTTCTTGTGCTCATTTTTCTTGTAACTCCATAGCTTTGTTAAATTTTTCTTTCCAATATTCAATTTCTGTTTGTTGCTGGCGTACTTCCAATTCATATTTGCCAATTAAATCCATTGCTTCATCAAATTGTTTACTCAAAATTTCTAGTTCATTTGTGTTCATTTCTCTTGTGCCTT